CTAAGCACCTTAGACAGTATTATGCATCGAAGGGATCAGAGAGTGGCATAAAGCTTCTATTCAGATTACTGTTTGACGATGATATCACTTTTTACTATCCCAAAGAAGATATCTTTAAGCCATCATCAGGTGTCTGGACAAAACGACAGACTGTAAAGCTAATAAACACTTCTAGTAATACGATTCCCTCAGGCGCCATCATTACGGGCAATTCATCGGGTGCCTTTGCAATTGTAGATAGGTCATACACAACTGAAAAACGATTTTCTAATCCTTTTGCTGAAATCGTAGAAGTGCAATTTGATAGGGGAAGCTTGGAAGAAACCTTTATCAAGGGTGAAACTGTCACAATACAGTATGGTAATGTAACTTCAGGTAACCTAGAAGTTTACGCTTCTGCAAAAATTACCAATGTAATTAGCGCTGTGACGATATCCAATGGGGGTATTGGTCATGTAGTAGACGATGTTGTGTCAGTTTCCTATGATAGGGAATTGAAACCACTAGCTACATTGCAAAAACTAGTAACAAACGATAGTATATATGGTTACTCTGTTGCAGCTTCAAACAGCTATTTGGCTGTAGGAGCGCCTGGAACCAACATTTTCCCATTTTTTACACAAGATGGGAATGTTAGCGTTTACTCGAGTTCTAACTATAGTTTACTTTATACCAAAACATCACCTGAATCACCAATGGGGGGTAATTTTGGTCAACAGGTTGCAATTTCAGAGAACTATTTAGTAGTTAGTGAGCCGTATATCACTACAAGTTCTTTTGGTGGCAATGTTCACGTATTTACAGCTTCGAATGGAAACTGGTTAAGAACAATAACAGGTCCCCCAAATGCCTATATGGGTGAAAGACTTGCACTAAATGGAAATTACATAGTTGCAGGTGCACCTTTCATGGATTATGATACCCATGGGGGGAATGTATTTTTAATTTCAGCAACTACGGGCGCAATAATTAAAACAATAGAAAACCCAAACTATACGGGCAGCCCTATCTATGACTTTTTTGGCTACTCAGTAGCCATAAGCCCATCTTATTTTGTTGTAGGTAGTAATGGTATTTATGAGGAGGCAGTTTACCTATATAGTGTTGCAACAGGCAACTTTATTCGAAAAATTACCAATCCTAACATTTACGGCGTATCTGATGATGGATTTGGATATTCAGTAGCAATTACCGACTCATACGTAGTCGTTAGTGCACCTTATGAAAGCAATTCAAAGGGAACAGCAGGGTATCCTGGTGTTGTATATGTGTTTAATATTGCAGGTGATCTGCTTACAACAATAGAAAATCCTGATTATGATGTGAATGGTGCCTCTTCAAATACATTCGGAAGAAGCTTGGCTATAGATAATGGAACTTTATTAATCGGCAATAGCCAACGATATAGTGCAAACAATGAAATACAATCAGGTAAAATATATCTTTATGAGATTCCTTCTGGTAGATTATTAGACCAGATTGAGAATATCAATGATTATGGTACACCTACACAAGATTGGTTTGGTGAAGCCGTTGCAATTTCACCTCAAAAGACAGTAGTAGTAGGTGCCCCCCTTGAAGGTTCACAAACTACGTCAAGCGTAGGTCGTGCATATGTTTTTGGGCCTGAATATCTAACACAGCCATCTTTCGTAGCACACGTAAGTAAAGTATCAGGCATAGGTCGTGTAAAAGAAATATCTATTGAAAATTTTGGTAATGATTTTACAGAGTATCCTATTGCAAACGTGACAGGAAGAATCACTGCACCCACAGTTTCATATACAGGTAAGTATAAAGTTACATCAAATATTGCCTCTGTTGTTCTGTTTGATAGTACAGGTAATTCCATTAATCATGGATTAAATCTAAATGATACATTAGATGTAAGATTCTCATCAGGATTAGTGGGTGCTAATGGAACTGCTGTTGTTACCAATATCATTTCGAGTAGAAGATTTGCAATTACAAACGCTAACGTATATTATACATCCTCAGGTAACATTGAAATCCTCCCCAGGACTGCAGATATATCTGCAACAATCGGAGCATTATGTGAATATCCAGGAACCTATGATACTAACAGAGATGGTCATGTAAGTGATATCAAGAAGATACAAGATAGTGACTACTATCAAGATCATTCCTATGTGATTCGTGCGACCAAGTCATCTTATCTGTGGAAAGATATTATCAAGAAAACTTTACATCCTGCGGGATTAAAGCTATTCTCTGATATCTACATATCAACAGCCAACTCGGTTGTTGCAGTTAGTGTTGAACCGCCTAATGGTATATACCAGACAATTGTTTACCTATTGAAGCTTCTGTCTACTTCTGTTGTCAATACCCTAGAGACCGTACAACCTACTACCGTTGTCTCTCTTGAGTCGTTGTCACGTGCATCTCGAGACATAGGTTCTGCTTACAGAATCGGTCCCACATTCCAAACGATTGACCAGTTCAAGTATGCTTACACCAATCTGCACATCTATGATCTTGCAGATTACACGCTTGACTTCTTTGCTAATAATATTAATAGCCCTACCATATTTCCTCCTCCCGATGACATTTACAGGGGAAATGCAAATATTATTCTAAATTCTACCTTTAATGATACATCTACATGGAAGTTGGGATCAGGATTGTCTATTACAACAGGCAATCTACAAGGAAGTACAGCAACAGCATCTGCATGGCAGCCCTTTACGACAGCAGGTAACGTAAAGTGCATGGCTACCTATGAGATTAGAAGAATATCTGCGGGTTCGATTGCCCTTACAACCAATACCTTTACGGGTACATCTAGAACAACAACGGGAAATTATAGTGAGATCTTCTTTGCTCCCCATCCCAATGGCAATATCATACTATCTGCTACAGGATTCACGGGAGATGTAGATAATGTGTACGTAAAAGTCCTAGAACCCATAACTAACTAACATAAATAATAGAAAGAAATTCGGAGACCTGAATGGCTGCCATTATTACTAAAGACACCAGATTGCACAATGCAAGACAGTTTGTAGAAGCTGTCGGAGAGTCTGCAAATACCTCTATTTACATGTTCCTGGGAAAACCAGGCAACTGGCCCACGGAGGGTCAGCCTCCAACGCCACTTGATACGTATAGGGCACAAGCAGACGTATGGGACAATATGGAGGCAATGAAGCGTGTCACAACGGGCGATATTACCCATGTCATTCCAAGAACTCTTTGGACTGTGGGTACGAGATACGCTAGATATGATGATTCAATTCCCTCAAGCAATCTATTTGATTCAAACTTTGTAGTCATCAACTCACAGTATAATGTATACAAGTGTTTGAGCAATGGTGAAAGTAACGTAACCATCAATGAGCCAACAGGTACAGGTAGAACACACGACAATCTAGTTATCAATAACGGCGCAGGTCAAGATAGCTACGTGTGGAAGTACATGTATAACATCAACACCGCCAATTGGACAAAGTTTGGTACGTCTACCTATATGCCTGTTGTTGCAGATAGCACTGTAACAACAAATGCTGCTAATGCAAGAGGCATCTACGCATACCGCGTACTGTCTGCAAATATTGGCGCTGGATATGCTTCTACACTAACAGATGGACAGTACACATTAAGAGTCCAGGGTGACGGCACACAGACAGCTAATGCAAATATTAAAGTTGTAAATGGTAACATTGCAAACATTTTCATTACTTCATTCAACAGTTATGGAAATGGCTTTACTGTTGCAAACGTCACAGCAACTACATCAGGTATTAGTCTGGGTAACGCTATCATCGAACCCATTTGCGCTCCTCCCGATGGTCATGGATATGATGCGGTAGATGAGCTGGGTGGTGTATATGCGATGGTTAATGTTCGCTTTGAGCAAACTGACAATATTCCTGTCAGCGGATTTAAGTTTAGACAGGTTGGATTGCTAAAAGATCCATATTTGTATGGGACAACAAAGATTCCTACAGAAACGGGCAATTCTATTCTTCGTGCATACAGCAACTTGACATTGCAGGGTACTATAAGTGCAACGGTTAATGCTGGTGATACAATTACAGGTGCAACCTCAGGTGCTAATGCAACCGTTGTAAGCACTGCAACAGTTGGTGGTGTTGGTGTCGTAAACTTTGTTCAAGCAAGAGATAGTTCACCCAACGTTGCTGCTAATTATTATAGCTTTGCACAGAATGAAGCAATTAAGATTGGTTCAACAACCATTGGTACAACGAAAAACGCAACAGACTTCAAGGGTAATGCCACTGTTTCTCTTAAGTCTGGTGAGATCATCTATGTAGATAATAGAAACGTTATTACACGTGCCTCTGACCAGGTAGAAGATATTTACATTGTTCTAGAATTCTAAAAGAGAAGATATGGCTATCAATCTAAATGTAAATCCATACTATGATGACTACGATGAGGACAAGGGTTTTCATCGTATTCTGTTCAAACCAGGTGTTTCAGTTCAGGCGCGTGAGCTTACGCAACTGCAAACTATTCTGGCTAAACAAGTTGAAAGAATTGGAAAACACTTCTTTGAAGATGGCGCCATGGTTATTCCAGGGCAAATTGCCATTGACACGAAGGTTAAGGCAGTTAAGTTAACTGTTGGAAGTGTAGGATCAACAAATCTTTCTACTACATTTAATGGATTGAATTTAACCGTAGAAGGTCTATCTACGGGGGTTGAGGCTCTTGTTCTATTGGGTATCAATGCAGAGGGTGACGATCCTCCTACATTGATTGTACGCTTTACCAAGACAGGCACCAACTATACCACACAAGAGTTTTCTGCTAGTGAAACTATAAGAATCAAGAGCACATCGACCTCTTTTGTTGCAGCATCCGCAACACCCGTATACAATAGCTCAATCGCATCGATACAAGAGGGTGTATACTTTGCTGCTAAACAGTTTGTAAAAGTTACAGCACAAACTATTCCTCTAGAAAAGTATAACAATACTCCAACATTCCGTGTAGGTCTTGCAGTTAGTGAAGAAATCATTACAGAGATTGATGATTCAAGCCTCTATGATAATGCAATCGGATCGCCCAATGAATCTGCTCCTGGCGCAGATCGTTATAAGATTTCTTTGACGCTATCAAAGCTAACTACAGATTCGGATCTAGATCAAGATTTCTTTGAATTGGCACGTATCATTAGTGGTGTTGTTACTAAGATGGTCAGCAAGACTGACTATTCTATTCTTGAAAAGACACTGGCACGTAGAACATTTGATGAGTCGGGCAACTATACAGTTAATCCTTTCAGAATTCAAGTCAGAGAGCACAGAAATAATAATCGCGGTGCATGGGCAGCAAGCACAGCATACGAAACGGGTGATATTGTTACCTATGCAGGCAATACTTACGTTGCCCTGAGCACTGCCTCGAGCACATCAACACCACCCACACATGATTTTGGCGCAATAACCAATGGTGTGATTTGGCAGCAAACAGCATCCCCTGACTACAACTTGGGTGTTTATACTCCTGCTAACGGCGGCGATTCGACCAAACTAGCAATTGGTGTAGAGCCAGGCAAGGCATACGTGCAGGGATATGAAGTTGAAAAGATCGCAACTGACTTCGTTTCTATACCTAAGGCAAGAGACCTTGAAACTATTTCAGGTGATACAGTATCGACAATCGTAGGAAACTATATTCTTGTCAGTAACGTAAACGTTTCAAGCACAACCAGCTTTGTTGTTTCTGACTTCACAGCAGTTGACCTCTATGATAGGATTACAACAGTAGGTCAGACAGCATCAGGTTCTAAGATTGGTACAGCTAAGGTTCGTGCTATCGATTATGATTCGGGCAATGCATGGTTAGCTAATGCAGTATTTAAGCTATCCCTATTTGACGTTAATCTTGACATTAATAAGACATTAGAAAGAAACGTTAAGCAACTTTACAATACAAACTTTACAGTTGACATTGCGGGTTATAACTCAGATTATCCTCAGCTGTCTGGTGTTATCAATGCATACTCATCTACAACTGTTACAGGTTCAGGCACAGCATTTACATCAGAACTAGTTGCGGGTGATTACATTTACTTTAATACGCCCACACAGACACGTGTGCGCGTATCATCTATTACTAATGATTACTCAATGACTGTTGACAATGCAGTCACAGTAACCAATTCTAATTACTGGCGAGTACAAACTAAACTTAAAGATGCGGGTTACGCTCCCGCTATGTTCCAGATGCCTTATAGTTTCATCAAGGGCACATCGGGACAAAGCTTCACGCTTGCAAAACAATTTACGGGAACCTCAGACGGCACAGGTGTATTGACCATTAGCACAACAGGTACTGATACGGCAGTCACCAGTGCAGGTCTATCACAGTACGTTATTCTCAACAGAACATCGGGTAACACCGCAGGTGGCGGAGCAGTAACATATCCCAGCTCAACGCAGTTTAGCATTTCAGGTCTACCTGCATCAAGCAACTTCTCGGTTATCGCACCTGTTACGTCTACTACTACATTCAAGTCTAAAACAGCGACAACAGATGTTCTTGCTGTAACCAATAATGCAATATATACTGCAAATGAGATCTCGCTGTCTAAGACAGACGTTTACAAGATTGATGGCATTCGAATGGTTACCACAACGGGTAACGTTGACATTACCGAATGGTATGATCTTGACACAGGTCAGAGATCAACACACTATGATGTTGCAAAGATTGTTCGTAAAGCCAACTATCCTGCACCTGCTAGCAATATTCGTGTATCCTATCGCTACTATGCACACGGCACGGGATCAGATTACTTCTCTGCAAACTCATATCCCACATACGGTGAGATACCTGTATTCTATGGCGATAACTTTGTTGTTCGCTTATCAGATGTTCTTGACTTTAGACCTGTTAAGAATGACAATGGTGTAGGATTCAAGTCATCTGCTCTACCTAAGCGTGGTTATAATACAACAATCGGATATCAGCATTATCTAGCAAGAAAAGATAAACTTTCTATTGACCTGAGAGGTAATCTATTTACTGCACAGGGCTCATCGGCATCTATTCCACAAGATCCAAGTGATCCAAGCGTGGGAATGACTCTTTATAAGATCAATCTTGAACCCTACACAGCACGTGCCAAGTCACCTGATGTTACCTTTGATTATATCGACAATAAGCGCTTTACCATGCGTGACATTGGTTCTATTGAGAAGCGCCTGCAGAACGTAGAATACTATACTGCACTTTCTCTACTTGAGCAAGATACTACATCGCTGTCACTCAAAGATGCTTATGGTCTAGAAAGATATAAGAACGGATTTATCGTTGATAACTTCGAAGGTCACGGTGTAGGTGACGTAACTTCTGCTGACTATCGTTGTTCTATCAATATGGAGAACAATGAGCTTCGTCCATTCTATTCAATGGATAATGTCAATCTTGTTGAGAAAAATACCACAACAGCTGATAGAAGTTCAGCAAACTATCAAGTTACTGGTGACCTTGTAACATTAAAGTATACGCATGATTCACTTGTAGATCAGCCATACGCTTCACGTGCAGAAAATGTAAACCCCTTTGCCATAGCTGCCTTTAATGGACAGATGATTCTTACTCCCTCATCGGATGAATGGTTCGATGTTGAGACAAGACCCGAGATCGTTGTCAATGAAGAAGGCAACTTTGATGCAGTAGCAACTGCCCTTGAATCATCGGGTGCACTGGGAACCGTATGGAATGCTTGGCAGACACAATGGACGGGCACACCTGTTAATGGCGACATTAGAACAGAGACAGCTATTCTGCAAAGGGGTATCGGTGTTGACTTTGATCAGCGCTTTGGTGTAGGTGCCCAACAAGTGCCCTGGGCAGGTCCCAATGGGCAAAGAGGTGTAGGCATTCGCACTGTCACGTTGCAAACGCAAACAATGCAAGTTGGTCAAGCCAGAACAGGTGTGCGTACATCGGTTGTTTCTAGAATCGACAGGCGTGTGGTAGATGATAGAATACTTTCTACCGCAACTATTCCCTTCATTCGTTCTAGAAGAGTCGCCATTCTTGGTAGAGGATTCAAACCTAACACCCGATTGTATGGATACTTTGATGACGTAGCAGTGTCATCATATATCACACCCGCCTCGACAGTTACTGCAACCATGGGAAGTAGCGTACCCTTTGACTATCTAACGAATGCAGATACCTATGGCGCAGAAACAGATAGAACAGCAAGGCGTGTCAATGGCAATCAAGAAGCTGCCTTTAATCGTGGTGATATCGTCTATGTCAGCACAAGATCTGCTACACCCTACACGCTAACAACGACACCTGCAACAGCTGTTCTGGGTTATAGTACACCAGGTAACGTGCTGCATCTAATCAATGTGCAAGGATCCTTTGCTTCGGGTGATACGATTACGGGAACTATTTCAGGTGCAACAGCAACTATTAGTGCATCGGTAACTGCAGCTTCACAGGGTGACGCTCTTGTAACTAATTCTGCAGGTGACATTGTAGGTGTATTCAATATTCCCAATACTGCTGCTGTCAGATTCAGAACAGGTTCACGTGAACTTAAGCTAGTAGATAGTTCTACAAATAGTGTAGCAAATTCAACAACTGTGGGTAGAACAATCTATTCTGCCACAGGTATGCTACAAACCAGACAGGCAACTATCGCTGCTACAAGAAACGCAGAGCTTGTCAGGGAAGCAGTATCACAAACTAACGTTGTAAGTGAATCAAATGAACGTGTGGCAGATGATACCAATTGGTATGATCCTCTTGCACAAACTTTCTTGGTTAGTAAAAAGAATGGGTGCTTCTTAACTAAGATTGATCTATTCTTCTCTGCTAAGGATGCAACACTTCCCGTTACTATTGAGATTCGCAATACCGTAAACGGATATCCTGGCAAGCGTGTTCTTCCCTTCTCACGCACCGTATTGGCTCCATCTGAGGTTAATACAAGCTCAGATGCATCACTTGCCACAACGGTTACATTCAGAAGCCCTGTTTATGTTGAAGATGGCGGAGAATACTGTATCGTTCTACTAAGCGATTCTGTAAACTATCGTGTCTGGATTTCACAATTAGGTGAGGACATGATCGGTACAGATAGAAAGATATCTGCACAGCCCTACGCAGGTGTTCTGTTCAAGTCACAGAATGCTTCTACGTGGACAGCAGATCAGCTTCAGGATCTGAAATTCAAGCTCTATCGTGCTCTATTTGATATTTCAGGTACAGGTAGAGTTTCCTTTGTAAACGAATCGGTTCCCACAAAGGTTCTGCCTTATAATTCGCTTAAACTTATCAATGCATCACCTATTGTAACCGTTACGCATCCTAACCATGGTATGCAGACAGGCAATAGCGTCACATTGTCGGGTTACGATACGGTTGTGGGAAATATCAAACTTTCAGATATCAACAAGACACACACAATAGGCAATGCACTCATTGATTCCTATACGATTACCGTAGGAAATGCTGCCAACTCGACAACAGTTGTCACTTCAAGTAATCTACGTGTGACAGAGGATATTGTCTTTGATGTAATGCAGCCCATCGTGCAGTATCAAACCTTCTCAGGTACAACGATTGCATTTACAGCAAATACTACACCATATAATACTGCAACCAGATCAAGTGTGCCCATCAGTGTAACTGCCAATGAAAACAACTATCTAACGGCACCTCAGGCTATTAGAGGAGCTACAAATGAGTTGGGTTCAGGCACTGCTCGAAAGTCATTTGAATTAAGTGCAACTATCACAAGTGATAATGATTCAGTTTCACCTGTGATTGATCTAAACAGAACATCGCTGATTACTGTTTCAAATCAGATCGATGATATTACAGCAAACACAGCGAACTTTACCCATCACAATAGAACAATCATTAGCAGCAACACATGGATTCGCTTTACAGGTAATACGCTGTCAACATCTCATCCCGATGTTGCTAACGTGATTGCAACCGTAACGCCAGGTAAGACAGTTTCAATATCGGGCGCTGCTACTCCTGCAAATAATGCTAATGTTGTTGTGTCTGAGGTGCAGCTGCAAAACGGTGTTGCCAACGTCAGCTTCTATTATAGCTTTACGACAGAAGCGATTGGTGGACCTGTATCATTAGTTCAGAAAGATAACTTTGTAGATGAGCGTGCTTATATGGGCGGATCTGCTGCTTCTAAGTATATAACAAGACAGATTAATCTTCAATATCCTTCTAAGTATCTTCGTATCATGTTCTCTGCTAACGTTCCCAAAAACTCGAATATCGATGTTTACTATAGAACGCTTGCACAGGGATCAAACAAGGCGCTGAATGCTACAAACTTTACGCTTGTTTCACCCATAACTGACATTGTGAAAACGAATGATCCTGGATTGTTTACCGATGTGATGTATGAAGTTGACAATCTTCCCGCATTCACAGCAGTAGCAGTTAAGCTGGTGTTTAGATCGTCAAGTACAAGCGATATACCTAGCGTAAAAGATCTAAGGGTAATTGCATGTCCATAAAAGTTAAAGATCACCCGGGGTTGATACGCGACCCCTTTTCTAAAGCTGTTGTCAACGTAGATCAAAATAGTTATAATACATATATAGAACAGCGTAACAGAATGAAAATGCAGATTGAAACCGTTGAGAATAGCAAACAAGAGGTACAGCAGCTTAAGCAGGATGTAGCAGAACTAAAGGCGCTAATGTTACAGATTGCATCAAAACTACAAGGTAAAGAGTAATGGCTACGATAACTGTTAATACCAGTGATACCTTTGAACAATGGCGAGTTAAGACAAACTCGATTGGTGTCACAATTGAAGATTACAGTAACAATATCAGCACCAAGAACGTTATTGCTACGGGTAACATAACTGCTAGCGGCAATATCATTGTAACTAATGTCATCTCTGGTACCAGCAACATTGGCAACCTTACCGTTTCAGGTAATGCAACATTATCGGGTAATGTTACAAGCAATTTAGTAGTAGATGGTAATGTATCAGTTACACGTAATGTAGTTTTATCATCCAATGCAACAGTTAGTGGTAATATAATTGTAACCAATGTCATCTCTGGTACCAGCAGCATCGGCAACCTTACCGTTTCAGGTAATGCTACATTTATTGGGAATGTCATTACAAATGATTCTTTCGTAGGTAACGGCACAGTTCCTGCAGGTTCTCTACTGATGTGGTCACTAGCCTCTGCACCTGCAGGTTATCTACTTTGCGATGGTTCTGCTGTTTCAAGAACAACATATAAGAGACTATATGATGTAATCGGAACAACTTTCGGTAATGGTAATGGTAGTTCGACATTCAATCTACCTGATTATCGCAATAGAATGCCAATAGGTGCAGGAAGCACCTATTCTGTTGCAGGTACGGGAGGTAGCGCAGATGCGACCCTTGTAAGTCATACACACACAGGAACAACCAGCAATCCAGGAGATTTTATTACTGGATCTGCAGTTACAAATCTTCAAGGTTCTGGCGGGTCTGTTATGGCTTCTGCTTCTGGGGCTTTTTCTTTATCTGGAGGTGAACAAAAAGCAGCGTTATCATACAACCCGGGACAGTCGTTGCCAACAACACTTAATATTACCGCAGGTTCACATACACATACATTTACAACAGATCCAACTGGTTCGTCCGGAACAAATGCTAACCTTCCCCCATATCTTGGTATATTCTTCATCATCAAGACCTAAACATGGCTACCATAAACAATCTCTATATCGACCAAGGTGCTACCTATACTGCAAACATTCAAGTGTTTGACAGTACAGGGGCTATTTTTAATCTAACAGGTTATACAGCAAACGCACAGATTCGTAAGAACTACGCTACCAATACTATATCTGCAAACTTTACAGCATGTGCTACTTCCAATGGAACTATAACACTATCCTTATCTCGAGGTGATACCGGTAATCTAAAATATGGTCGCTATGTATATGATGTAGAAATTACAAGCGGCGCAACCACTCTGAGGGCAGCAGAAGGAATTGTAGTTGTCAATCCTCAAGTAACACGTTAATGCTGTGATAGTGACCAATCAAATTCAGAAGGCAACACTTCTGACACCCACAAAAGTTACATCTACTGTAAGTGAACCTTCTATAAGATCCATCGGACAATCTAGCACGGCAACAAAAGTTTCTTCTGCTGTTACTAGATCAGAGTCAATCGGGAAATCTATAGTTAAAACTTCTAGTATTAGATAATAAATATACAGTCTAATATTAGTCGGCAAGGAATATAAATTGAGTGGTATTGTCCAAACAGGTGCACTAGAAGCAACAGAATTTGCCATCACAGGTAATCTTAACATGCCTGATGTGGGTAATATTGTTGTAGGCACCTCTTTGATCATTCCAAACGGTAACGTTGTAATACTAGGCAATCTTTTACTATCTGGAAACCTCTTAGGTAATATCGATTCAGCAAACTATCTACCTGATAGTGGTGTAGTGTCTAGCACCTATGGTGGCGGAACAAGAATACCCGTTCTAACCGTTGATTCTAAGGGTCGTGTAGTAAGTGCATCCAACGTATTGATCGATGCAGCAGGTACGCAGGGACCAACAGGTCCACAGGGAATACAGGGCGTTCAAGGTCCTGCTGCGGGTCCACAAGGTACACAGGGAGTCCAGGGAACAACAGGATCTGGCGCACAGGGCTCAACAGGTTCTCAAGGTGCAATCGGATCACAAGGCTCTATTGGTTCTCAAGGCGCCACTGGGTCACAGGGGTCAATAGGAAATCAAGGAACTACTGGGTCACAAGGTGCTACAGGTTCACAGGGTTCTATTGGATCACAAGGAACACAAGGTGTTCAAGGTTCTACTGGGTCACAGGGCTCGACAGGAAGTCAGGGCTCAATAGGATCACAAGGTTCAACAGGAAGTCAAGGAATACAAGGTGTTCAAGGAAATAATGGGTCACAGGGTTCTATTGGTTCTCAGGGGTCTACTGGATCACAAGGAACACAAGGTGTTCAAGGCAATCAAGGGACAACAGGAACGCAAGGTGCAACAGGAACTCAAGGGACAACGGGATCAGGTACCCAAGGTACCCAGGGCGTACAAGGAATTACAGGGGCAGGTGGATCCGATACTCTTGCAACCATTACTGGGAGAGGTAATACCACTTCAAACGTCATTCTTATCACAAGCAATCTAGAGGCAACCGGTGCCAATACAGGTGCATTCAGAGTAGAAGGTGGTATATCAAGCAACGCCAACATCTTTGCTAGTGGGAACATAACATTAGGAAGAAATATTGTAGTTGGTGGCAATATTGTTTTACCCGCTGTAGGTAACATTATAGGTACAACTACTTCTCTTATAATTCAATCAGGTAACGTAGGTATAGGGACTACTGCTCCAACAGCCACCCTTCATGTTGTAGGAAATACCCATTCAACAACAGGTGTGACTACAGCTGGCAACATCTTGATATCTGCTTCAGGATCAAGAATACTAGGCGATTTAAGTAACAATACATTAGACAGCCGCTTATTATTTCAATCGACAACTGCCAATACAGGTGCATCATTAGGCATTATACCCAATTCATCTAATATTGGTGGCGGGCAAGTAAACGTTGCTGTATTCAATTCAAGTAACGTTGCAAATGCAAGCATAGGTTTAGTAGCAGTTGATAGCGGATCAGTATTATTCAGCAGTACAGCAACTGGCACTTCTAGAACTTTGCCTATGTTATTTTATGTGGGGTCTGAAAGAGTAAGGATTGACACGGGAGGTAACGTAGGTATTGGCATGACTTACCCCACACAACCTCTAATGGTTAAAACTGACACCGATTTTATCGTTGGTATCGGAAAAACTTCAGCAGCATCGGGTGCAAGGGTAGGTGCTTACAATAATGCTCTAAGTGCTTATAAGGACTTAACACTTGATGGATCAAATGTAATTGTTTCCACTAGTGGCACAGAGCGTGGCAGATTTAGTACTGGTGGCAATTTTGGTATCGGAACATCTTCTCCAGATAGATTACTTCATGTTGCAGGTACATCAAGAGTATCTGGCTCTAATGGCATATTAGATTTTATTAATGGTAATACATCTGGCGGTATGAAAATAGGTGTATATACCGCTGCGGGTAATGCAGATGGATATCTAGCATTTGAGGGTTACACAAAAGAATATGCTAGATTTACTACTGACGGTAATTTCTTAGTGGGTGCTAGTAGTTGGTCTACTATTCGTTTAGGGACAATGGGATCAGGTACAACTAGCGGCTCATACGCCTTTTATGCAGAAAACTCTGCGGGGTCGTGGTTATGTGGTATTAGAGACGATGGAGCATTCTCAACAGGGATGTCTGGGATGTCACCTTATAATCTATCAACAGGTAATGCGGCAAATATGTGGGTTGAATCATCTGGGTATATGTATAGATCAACCTCATCTAGAAGATATAAGAGAGATATACAAGATGCCTACTATGGATTAAGTGATCTATTAAGATTACGACCTGTCACATACAAAAGCAATACCCCCAATTCGTCGGGTAGTATTCCAGAAACTGTTTATGGTGGCTTGATTGCTGAGGAAGTTCATGATGCTAATTTGCAGATGTTCGTCCAATACAATGAAGAAAATCAACCCGATGCTCTATCGTATGGTAACATGGTAGCACTTTGTGTCAAAGCTATTCAAGAACAACAAGAGATTATTGCAAACCTAAAAGTAAGAATAGATACATTAGAGTCTAGGGGGACCTAAATGGCTATAAATTTTATCATTAACAAATTAGAAAGAACATTACCTGACGGTGGAGTTTATACCATTCATTGGAGTGCATATAAGATTGTGAATAACGTCAGAGCGGGATCATATGGTTCTATAGGAATCACACCTGACCCCCAATCCCCTGACTTTATACCCTATGAAAACATAACAGAAGAAAATGTTATAGGTTGGCTTAACACTGCTCTAGGTGAAGAAAAATTAGCTCAAATGGAGGAGGCGTATGATGCCCAAATTGCAGAACGTAGCAACCCCACAAAAGCAGAAGGTCTACCTTGGCAATAATCATTGGTATAAATATCAATAAAGGTTAAATATGGCTACTGTAACATCAAGATCAGGACTTATCGATTACTGCCTAAGAAGGCTGGGTCATCCCGTTATTGAGATTAACGTTGATGATGACCAGGTGAGTGACCGTATTGATGATGCCTTACAGTTCTATCAAGAATACCACTATGATGCAGTAGAAGAAATTTATCTTGTAACACAAATTACGGCATCAAATCTTCTTGTAGTTGCAAATGTAAGCAATTCCTTCATAGCGGGAGAAACACTTGTAGGTGCAACTTCTGGCACCACAACTAAGTTTAATAGTGCTTCGGGTAATCTGATATCTGTAATGGCTACTTTACAAGATGCTACGTTTACAGCAGGAGAAACTGTAACGGGTAGTCAGTCAGGTAATACAGCAGTTGTCGTATCACTAACTAAGGGGTCCTACGACAATCGATACTTCGAAGTATCAGATGC